CTAACTCTTTAGCCAACTTATCTTTAATTTTTGCTGCTTCATCAGGATGTTTTAAAATTATAACTTTAGCTGCACCCTCTTTTATTTCTTCTTTCATATTTTCAGAAATTACAAGTTTCGCATCCACTAAACCAGTTTCTATTCTAGCATATTCATTATCACGATTTGTGATGACATTTCCATTTTGATATGTAAGAATATCACAATCATTATCTAAAGCAACATCTATTAAAAATTTTATTCTCTCTGGAGATAAGAATTTTTCATAAACAACTTCTCCAGTTTTTAAGTTAGCTATTCTAGCACCGTTAAATGATAATAAATAATTATCATAACTATCTAATTTTAAGTCTTCAACAATTTTCATCATACCAAAATCTGGTCGACCAGATGCTAAAATGACTTTTATATCTTGTTCTTTACATTTTTCAATAATCTCTCTATTTTTTTGAGAAATCTCATTATTACTATTTACTAGTGTATCATCTATATCTGTAACAACTAATTTTATCATACAAAAGCTCCTTTTTTCATCACTAGGGGGGTGCAAAACCCTCTTAGGGGGTGCATTGCGTTGTACGTTTGTGTTTTAAAAAGCGAAGCAATCATAAAACACTTAGGTACAACGTATGCAAAAGCAACTTTAATCTTAACGAACAAAGTGAGGAAAAGATTATTAGTTGCCACTGCCAAACGATTTGTTCTATCCTTGATTTAATCATATTCTACAAATCTGTTTAACCCTCGTTTACTCAATATATTATATCAGATAACCTTAATCTCTCATAGTAAAAAAGGAAAAATCATATCAGATTGATATGACTTCTCCATTTTTAAAATGAATTTCTACTCTTTTTTCTTTGTGGATTATTATCTTTTCTACCAAATAATTAAATAGCTTAGTATCATATTCTGTTAGTAACTCATCTTGTTTTTCTAATGAGTCTATAAATATTTTCAGTTCTCTTACTCTCTTGTTTTTACTCAGTAAATCTAAGTTTTTCTGTTCTAATTCTTTCTCTAAAAATTTATATTCTTCTATCAGTTTATTATATTTTCTAGTGTACTCTTCTTGATCCTGTGCTATTTTGGAATTCGTTATTATAAGTTTTTCTACATCAGTTCTAATATTTTCTAATTTTTCTTCGAGTTGAATGATTTCATCATCTAACCCTCTATCTTCTTTTATCATCTTAATCAGAAGCTTTATATTACCAATTATTTCTTTTCTATTATCAATTACCTTGTTTAATGCTGATACTATCCACCTTTGAATTTCATCATCTCTTATATGAGGAGTATCACATTTTTCTTCATTCTTATACTTATCTTTACATCTATATATTGTCTCTTTATATTTATTAGTTGAATGCCATAAATGTCTCACATATGAACTACCGCAACATCCACACCTAATTTTTCCAAAGTAGTTTTTCTCTGTATACCATTTTTTATTTTCGCTTAGCTGTACTTGAACTGCATCAAATACTTCTTTATCAATTATTGCTTCATGGCTGTTTTCTACATAATACTGAGGTAGCTCTCCGTTGTTCCTTTTCTGAGTCTTGTTTAAAAAGTCTGCTACATAGTATTTTTGAAGTAAAGCATCACCTTTATATTTTTCGTTTGTTAAAATACTTCTTACACTACTATAACTCCATTTTTCTTTTCCTCTTGGTGTAGGTATTTTATTTTCAGTTAGATGTTTTGCTATTTGATTAGGATTTTTACCTGATAAAAACTGTCCAAATATGTATCTTACTATTTTGGCTTGCTCTTTATCTACTTCAAATCCTCCATCCTCTTTTGGTTTAAACCCTAATACATTATTGTATGGAAACGTAACCTTACCTTCAGCAGCTTGTTTTCTCTTAGACCATGTTATATTTTCTGATATTGATCTACTTTCTTCTTGTGCTAAGGAGCTCATTATTGTAATAAGTAACTCACCCTTCGAATCAAATGTCCAGATGTTTTCTTTTTCAAAGTATATCTCTACTCCAACATCTTTTAGTTTTCTTACAGTTGATAGTGAGTCCACCGTATTTCTTGCGAACCTACTTACACTTTTAGTTAATATGAGGTCTATCTTGCCAGCTAGTGCATCATTTACCATTTCTTGAAACCCTAGACGTTTTTTTGTATTTGTTCCACTTATTCCCTCATCTGAGTACATTTTCACAAACTCCCAATCTTTCCTACTTGATATGTACTCTTCGTAATACTTCATTTGAGTTTCATAAGAACTTGTTTGATCTTCATTATCTGTCGATACTCTGGCATAACCTGCGACCTTTTTCTTTTTTATACTAGGTAGTTTTGATTGATGACTAAGTTTCTTATTGGCTTGTATAGTTGTAATTTTTCTATTCATCTTTTACTCCTTTTTTAGGTTACCTTGTTTTTTTATTTCTTGAACCTTATTGAAAATTTCTTGAGAAATAATTGATTCATGTGCATTTTCTACAATGTACATATCCTTTTCCCCAGTATTTTTTACAGAACGACCTTTTTCTTTTACATGAAATGTCTTTTGTAATATAAGTTTTCCCGTATAGGTTTCTTGGGATAAAATTCTATAAATTGCTAGTCTTGAAAACTTTTCTCCTCTTCTTGTTCGTTTACCTTCATCATTTAATATCCTTGATATCTGTGTTGGCTTTGTACCTGACAGGTATAACTCATAAATCTTTCTAATAATGTCAGCTTCTGACTTTTCAATTTTATAAGAATCTCCTATCCATCTATATCCTAATATAGGTTGTGGGCTATGTGGTAATCCTTGTTCAAACTTTTTCTTTACACTCCACCTTACATTACTACCTATCGCCTTTGATTCTTCTTCTGAAACGGCAGCGAGTAACGTTAGTAATAACTCTCCATCTGTAGTGAGTGTATCGATATTCTCTTTTTCAAATTGAACCCCTATGTTTAATTTCTTTAGTTCTCGTATTATTTCTAACAACTCAATAGTATTTCTTCCAAATCGCGATATAGACTTTGTAAGAATTATATCAATCTTTCCTTTCCTGCAGTCATCTATTAATCTTAAATACTCCTTTCTATTTTTTGTATTTCTTCCACTTACTGAGTTGTCGAAATAAACTCCAGCATACTCCCAACTAGGATTATCTTGTATAACTTTACTATAGTAGCTTATTTGTTCAGATAGTGATTGTAGTAAATCTTGATGTGATACTCTTGCATAAGCTGCAACTTTTTGTTTATTTACATCAGTCACATTTAGCACTTCTAACTTTTTTATAGTTTTCATAATTGTATCCTCCTTTTCGTCATTACTATATATCACTCTAAAGAGACTATTTATCAAGTGATAATTCCATAAGTTCAGATAGTTTTGGATTATACTTTTCTAACATCTTATGTTTGAATTTATTAAATTCATCTTTTGTGATTAAATTTTTCCTAAACAAGTTACTTAATAGTTTAATTGTGATTTGGTAGGTTACTTCATTTTTAGTCTTCATAGCTACCTCCAAATCTATGTTTAATATAGCATTCATGACTGCAATACTTTCTTTTATTATTGGAATAAGATGTAAATTCTCTTTTACAACATTTACATTGATGTATAGAGAATGCCTTTCTATTCATCTTGTCTTGATTATTCTTCCACCATTTCATTCGACAAACATCACTACAATATTTCTTTTGTTTTTTACCTTTTAAATGAGTTAACTTTTCTCCACACACTTTACAAGTATCAAAATCTTCTATATCTAACTTTTCTAATTTTTCTCTTCTGCAAATTGACTTAACTGTATTGGCTGACACATTTAAACATAAAGCTATTTTCTTATAACCTAATCCTTTTTTTCTTAGTTTTTTTATTTCATCTTTCAGTTCCATACTTTTCACTCCTATGATGTTTTTATTCTCTACATCACAGGTAAAGAAAACTATGAAAAATTTAACCTTTGGAGTAAAATTTAGATAAAAAAATAAACCCACCACAGAAAATTTCTGTGATGAGTTATGATTTTTCATTCTATTTTATTATTTAAA